GGGGTTCCCGCTGCGTCAAGCAGTGAGAGGTTGGACATGTTGGTAAGCATTACTTTTTCTCCGAAAGGATTTGTGACAGCAAGGCCGCTATATTTAAAAGCGGGCCAGAGGCAGTCGGGATTGTTAAGATGGGCGCAACTGGGAAAGGCAACGACGTTAGGACACCTCGCACTTTACTTTTGAGCACTTTCGAAGAACTGTAGTTTCCGGTAGTTACATTCCGGGGGTTCCAGTTATTTCCAGGTGCATCATAGTGTTCGGTGACCGTGCATTGCTCTTCTCGTAGTACTGTTTCGCTGCTCCATCCCCAGACGAACTGAAAGCCATTGTTGTAAATACTGGCCTCCAGCAGCTGGAGATATTGCCCGATATTGTAGAAGTAATCCACAACAAAGGAGAGAGTTGTCAGCTCCCAAGCGAGGGACGGCCGGACGGTCAGTCCCGCGCGCCAGTTTTCAAATTGATGCAGATCCGAAACCCTGAAGTTCGCCCCAAAAGCAACACGGTGCGAATGCTTGAGCTGCGACATACGAGTGTAAATGGTACCGCCGTTAGTGATTGTGTCACCTTCGGCCTCCACTATAGTACTCGATGCCCTACTCTTGCAGTGAAAATTCAGGAATTCTGGTTTGTCTGACAGCACATGGTTTCGGATGTTCTCGATGTCAGCCAGCAGGGGTTTGAGCCCAACTGACCAAGCAAGCCAGGCACTACCAACACGACGGGGCGCATTAACCTGAAAATCTTTACCAAAAGAGAGCAAGAGCCTTTTAAGCTCCTGTCTTCCGGCTGAGGTTTTCAATGCCCTTCTAACGTGCGACAACGCTTTGGCTGAACCTTGTGCTACTGTTTGCAACATCTCTAAAGTTTCTCGCCCTTCACCAACACTGGTGGAGAGGTTGGCTTCAGAGTTCCTCACCTCATCTACAAGCTTCTCCAGTGCCCTATTCCAAGGGCTAGGAGCAACTTTATTGATGGTTAGAGGTCCCACAGGCGCGAGAGCGCAGGTGAGAGTTGCCTGGTGTACGGAGGTCGGCGAGGTGTACCAGTTCAGGACGCGACGCGTCCCGGACAGATATCTCTCTCTGATCTTTGTGAAGCCGTACCCATTCGGATGCCTGAAATCTCCTCTGTTATCACAAGGGTTAGGGGTTACAGAGAACGAATCATAGCCGAGCTTTACTGGTTTAGTGAAGTTATCACTGTTCCAGTCGCCGGTTCCGATTGTCTCTCCCATATAGTCCAAGTGATTTGAG